CAATCACCCTCTTCTGCATTAGGAATATCAGCCGTTCTAACTGTAAGTCTTGGTTGAACAACTGCAAAGCTAACCGTACCGCCCGCATCAACAGACTGGTATTGATTGTCGAATATAGCCGTAATGGTACTCTTCACTCTACCTGTTGGCATATAGGTTACTGACTCACCAAAGTCAGCTATCATTAAAGCTCTATCGTCAGCAGTCTCAACTGGCATCTGTTTCCACTCTAGTTTCTAATTCACTTGCCTCAAGCCCAACGCTTCTGTTCTTTGCTTTTTTCTTAGACTCAACAGCAACGCATTTACCAGAATCAATTAGCTCGTCAGCTACATTCTTAGCTAAATCAACTATAGTACCAACTCTATACAGGGCAGAATCTACAGTACATCTTTCTACAAATTTAACTTTCATACTTATCTCCTTTAGTAAAAGCTACTATGGGATAGCCACGGAATAGCCTTTAGTAAAGGAGGGGGCGAACCCCCTCACAGTGTTACTTATGCGCCATCGTTACCGAAAGCGAAACTTGCAGCGTGACGTACAGCTACGTCTACAGACTGCATCGCAACAACGCGAACAGTACCAGTAGTAGAAGCAGTGTATGGGTCAACTACGATGTCCAAACCACCGAACATACCGATTAGTAGGTCATCGAAGTTACCGAAGTACAAGTTACCAGCAGTTGCTTGTGCAGATACAATAGCGTTATAACCATTGATCTGACCACCTTGAGATACAAACACACCTGAACCATCGTCAACAGAAGTCGTTTTAAGAGCTCCGTTCATTGCAGCAGGAAGAATGTATGAAAGGTTGCCGTTAAGTGCGTTAGCACCAGCAACAGCAGTTTCAAGGCTAACAGCTTCAGCAAAAGTTGGGTTAGCAGCACCAAATGCAGTTACAGTTCCAACATTAGCAGTGTTTAAGATACCAGTTGGGTTACCGTTAGCACCAGAACCTTCTAGACCAGCTTTATCGATTGCAATAGCAATAGACTTAGCAAGATCATCACGGATTAGGCTTTCAATGTCTAAGCTAGATTGCATTAGAAGCTGACGAGTTACGTCAGTGAATGCACCTAGAGTCTTAGGAGTCAATGAAACCTGACCAACAGTCATTTCTGATTCAGCTACAGCAGTACCTTCACCATCAACGAAAGCAGCAGTAGCAGCAGTAGTTTTGCGTGGAATCTTAACGTCACCGCTTAGACCACCAAGCATACGCGCACCAGCAGCCATTACAGACGATTGGTTGCGTAGAGCATCGATGAAGTCACCGCCACGGAAGTCTTCAGTAACTAATGCAGTATCATCAGTAAGAGCGTTCATGTCACGTTTCCAGTTACGAAGAACGTCAGCAGGAAGCATGATGCCCTGTGCAGTTTTTCCATACTGGTCAGCAGCAGCGCGTGAGCATTCAAATTCAAATGCTGCGGCTTCTTGCGCTCTACGATCAGTTGGGTTAGCTAGAGCGTGAATAGCACGAGCCATAGAGAAGCGTTTAACTTCAGCATCTTTCATGCCGATGTCTTGGCTTTCTAGAGCAGTTTCAGAACCGATTGATTCTAGTAATGCGCCACGGAACTCTTCAATTGAATGACCTTTAGCAATTGCTTCACGAGCCATATCTGATTTGTTGTGACGTGCGCCTAACTCAACGATTTGAGCAGCGTTCTTTTGTGCGGCTTGCTGGGCTTCAGCTTTTACCGCGTCTAAATTAACTTCTGACATAGTATTGTCCTCTTTAAGGGAAGTTCTAATTACGGGTTTATTGTCAGCTTTGCCTGAACGCCCAACGCCAACTGTCATATCGGCAGGTATAGACACCAAACTTGCTTCAACGGGTTTCCATGACTTAGCGCGATAAGTTTCCTTATCATCGCTGTCTCTTTCCATTTTGCCGATAGAGTAACCAACAGAAATGTTAGCCTTAATTCCATCAACAACATCAGAGAAAGCCTCACGAGCCAACTCACCTTTTCCAAAGCGAACTTCTGCGCGAAGTCTACGCGCATTCTCATCAAGCTGTACTGATTTGATTACACCAATTTGCTTTTCTGGGTCATGGTCTAAAAGCAAAGGGGCGCGACCAGAAGCAAGGAACGATAAATCAATCGACTCTCGCTTATGATCTAATACTTCTTTACCGAAAGAACGCTCAACAGGCTCTTCACTAGAAAGTGCCAAACGAACTGTACGAGTCTCTTCATCGATTGGAGACATTTCCATCTCCATAGCACGATGAGTCACCTCAACAGATTCTGCTCTATCGGTTTCTTCTACTTCTACTTCAACTTCTGACTCTTCAGCTTCAACTTCAGCTACTTCCTCATCGGACTTAGCATAAGTTACAACAAAGGAGTCTTCAGTCTCTTCAACATTTTGAATGTGTCTCTCGCCAACTTCTTCGGTAAGTTCGACATTCTCTGTTACATCTTCACTCATAATAAATGCCTCAAAGTTTACTTCATCCCAAGCTCGTTCATCACTAGCCATGGGATGTCCTTTTGGTAAGAGATCAGTATCATGCTTACCGCTTCTAAATTTGCCATTGCGTAATGCGTACAGAAAGCTATTAACTCTCGCGTAAGCCCATTGCTCTGGCGATTTAACGGTAGGTCGTACTGACTGCGGATTGGTCTTATAAGCCCCAACGCCACGTCTAAATACCGCTTCTAATGTGCGAGTGCTAGTTCTCTTACTAGCAACATCACCAACCTTTTCATTGTGTTCTTTTGCCTTAGTCGATAAGGCTTCTTTAACACTACCTGTAATCTCTGCTGCACGATCTTCGCTAATCATACCAGTGATCTTGCGCGAGAATGCAAATCCTGCATCACCGCCCCACAAAGCCCAAGCTATTCGCCCTGCGCTTGGATAACCTTCTTCACCAGGTCGGAAACCCTCAGCTTCCTTATCAACTTCGTGACGGCTAAAGAAAGAGTACATTCTTTTTACAGTATCAAATGATAACTCTTTTCTATTCTTTATGTCTCTTGCTCTGGCTACACCAACTTCAGTCCCACCACGACCAAACTCTTTTCGCCACTCAAGACCTTTCTCAGCTTCTGACACCATTCCGTCAGTAGGGCGAGTGTTTATCTCCTTACCCTTGTACTTCGGCATCATCATCTCCGATTATATCAGGATCAACACTATTGAAACTCGCACCGTATGGCTCTAATGCGTAGGATATGCCATATTGTTCCGCTATATCCTTATCTCGTGCGATCTGAGACACTAACTCTTCTACATCCTTACCATACTGGCTTGCAACGTCAGAAAGGCTTAGAACGCCTGATTTAAGCCCCAGAATCGCTGCATTCATTTCCTTCTGTGGATCAACCCAGTTCCATGCCTTACCTCTGAACTCTGCTGCATCAGAGAAACGGTCATATTGTCGAACAGGAATGCCGAAACTGTTAACTTCCATAGATGCAGAAAGCCAATCGTCATAAACAACTCGAACAAAATGGTCAATCACAAACTTCTGTAGGTTTCGATAGCAATCACGCTCTTCTAGCGCACCCTGACGGATAGAACTGTAAGATACTGACTCTAGATCGTTAGATAGCGCAAAATAGCTAACCCCTAACGCAGAAGCAATGCCTTTTAGCACTGCTTTGTGGAATGAATCAAATTCGTTGTTTGGGTACTGTGGATCAAACGTCTTAAAGTCTACGCCATTTGGTAGCTGATGGAATGTACCTGGAGATGCTTCCATGATAGGCATACTTCCATCTAGGTCATCTGCTACGAAGCCATCACCAGTGGGTGACGTAAAGAAACCCATTTTACTAGCACCGATACGCGCATTAACTACCGCAGCTTCTCTCAGCGCACCTAACTGCTTCATCGCAGAGATTGCAGGTGTCATCCAAGGCTCACCGCGAGTCTGACCTGCTCTACTTGGGTCGTATAGGTGAATCATACGTTCAGCAGGGATTCTAACGTGCTTAGGAGACTTTCCAGTCGTTGTGTAGTCATAATCACCTGGATGATAAGTCAACACATGGTAAGCAACAGGCTTGCGGAACTTATTTAGCTCCACCCCCATGCGAACTTCATTGCCATTAGTTAATCTTTCGTTCTTTTGCTCATCAATCTGGTCTGGCTCAAGAAACTCTAAGGCGAATGAATCATGGAATGAAGCACCTCGATGCTTAACAATGAATACTTCACCATCACGGGCTAGACACTCAATAGCTAATTTCTGTGCATCAAGCCATGACATTGAGCCATCTACGGTACAGTTACCTAGCTTGCCCCACTTACGGAACGCACTTTCTACCTTCTGATTGCCGTCTTGATCTAATCTGCCAACAGAATCAGTCGCTTTTACCTGTAAACCGAAGCCTTTTTCACCAATTACGTTATTTTTGAGCAGATTTAGGTATTTTTTAGCATATTCGTTGTTTCTAGCTAAATCTCTTGATCTTGAGCGTATTTTACGCAGTGCTGGTCTAAGCTCAGAGTCTGCTGAACGCTCAGAACCCTTAAAATCAGCAAAAATATGCCCTGAATTGGCTGCTGCGTATGATCTCTTGAATATTTTGCCTTTTTTATCGGTTTTAGGCTTAAACATATCAAAAAGAGCCATTTAAAACCTCACTTGTATAGTAGATGAGTTTTTACGCCCATGTTTCATGTCTATTTGATTAACTTCTTGATTAACTTCTCTCTTATAGAAGTTTCTAGCATCAACCAACTCTTCAAACTTCATTTTATCTAACGATCTACCAGCTATGGAATAGCTTGCCACATCTGAATCAGCCTTTCCACTCAGAAGACTTTCTATCTTAGCAAGCATTATTTCTGCGTGAGAACGAGGATCAGCTTGGTTAACATCCAAATCAGGGATAGCCATAAAATGACCACGATCAACAACGACCCTTTCGCCATCTGCTCTAGATATTTCTAGTTGATAGAAGTAATGACCTGGAACAAAGTCTTCGCTATCTTCGCCAAGCACAGTAAATAGGTAGTGTGAAGTTTGGGCTGTGCCAGTTATGGTTATTTCGTTACTGCCACCGCCTGTGATTCTAGCTACATAAGTTGCAGTGTAGGTATCCGTAGGATAGTCAGTGACAAGATCTGACCGCTTCCACTGAATAAAATCCCCTACAACAATTTCTTGTGGTTCTCCTTCTGGAGCGTTAGCAGCATCGAATAGATTTGCCATTAATTTACACCTTTATCGCCACGAATTAACAAAACTTTTCCCTGTCTTGGGTACAAATGATTGCTTCGGCTTAATTGGACTTTCAGCTTGTTGCTGTGGTTGTTTGTCCTTATTATCTGCTAAAGCGTTAATATCTACGTTTAATATAGCATAAGCTGCAATAGAGTAAACAAAACAGTCTAATGCTTCGTTTCTCGGTCTTATCTTTTGGAATACACGTTTTTTGTATCCCCTAGTAAACTTTGTTACAATCTTTTCTGCGGTAAGCTGACGAAAATACTCATCATGCAAGTCATCATGAAAGTGTATGTAACCAGCACCTTCATCTTTAATCCGCAATCTAGCAAATAGTAAGTCTTTTGCAGTATCAACACCAACAGGAAATAATAAACACTTTCCGATATTGTTCTTGCTTGGTCTGCCTACTATTGCTTTACCCTCTCCACCAACACCCTTAATGGCGAAGACTCTTCGGGCATAGTTCTTCTTAGCGTAGGAGTATACCGTATTTGTGAAATGACCTCCACTGTCGATACAGGTTGCGCGTATAGGTAATTGCCTACCATCGTTACACAGATATGTAGTAAACAATTTACTGTCTAGAGCAGTCCATAATTGAGGCGTAGAAGGATCGCCATACAGAACTTCATGGCTAATTACCCAACTCTCATCGTCACGCCCCCAACCGATAATCGATAGCTCCAAACGATCATCCTGAACATCCACTCCGCAAGTAAGAAATATAACGTCATCAGGTATTCCCTCACCATAGGCTTCTCTTCTTTCTGCCAGTGAGTAATCATCGATAGTCTCACCCTGATCCTCCCACGTTTCTCCCAAGTAAGTGTTTGTCCATACCCTAAGTTGCTCTGGGTTTTTACGCATGGACATGAAATCCCTTACACCATCGGATAAAGGTGTCCAAGGAGAATAAAGTCCGTTGATAGCAAATCCTGCCACACCATTAAACTCTTTCTCGGCTTTCCATGTTCCGTTACGAATAGCCCATCTTCTATCAGAATCAGTCCATAACACATCACAACCTTCACACAGATACTTTGCAGTATCAGGATCGTCATCAGTCCACTGCACGTTAGACCATTTTAGCTTCTGCTCATGGTGACAGTGTTTACAGGGAACGTGATAGTATCTCATGTCAGAGTTCTCAAACGCCTCCTCGATACGACTTGCATCCTTATTCGTGGGAGTCGAAACCATGACAATCTTACGATTCCAGAACGTAGCTGCCCTTTTACGGGCTAGTTGGATAGGATCACCCTCTGAACCAGCACTAGCGGGATACCGATCCACCTCATCACACAGTACGAGTCGGATAGGGCGAGATGCCAAACCAGATGGACTGTTAGCACCCACGAGTGTCAAACTGCCACCAGGGAATAATTTATGTAGAGTTGTGTTTCCACTGTCTCTGGCGCGAGGGTCTTTTACTTTCCCTCTAAGACATACTGTCGCTTTAAGTAATCCGTTAGCAACACGATCCTTTGAGAATGCCTGAGCCATTTCCAAGGTAGGTTGCAATACAAGTATGGGAGATGGGTCGTTATCTATGTGATAGCCGATAATATTAAGAATAGCTTCTGACTTGCCTAACTGCGCTCCCGCCATAACGACAACTTCTTTAATGTTGCCATCGGAACAGGCATCCATTATCCCACGCTGGTATTCAGCACGAGAAGTATGCCATCTGCCTGGTTCAGCACTACTTTGTGAGTCGAGCCGCCTTTTTTGGTCTGCCCACTGACTTACGCTTAGTTTTGGCGGTGGCTTTAGTGTCTGAATTGCCGTCTTCAGATGCTTCTTCAGTTCCTTTCGTTTCTGTCGCGCTGACTTCTGGATCATAGTTGCTGAGTTCCTCTAATGCCTCATTCATTAAATCCTCTAAGATGTCCTGACAAACACCAGCTTCCGTTTCCGCAGAGACAACTGGCGCAGCTTTAGTCGGTATGGATAACAGTTTGCCTTTCAGCGCACCAAGAACATCTTCCCA